AACCAGAAGCCGAGGCCGCCGCTGAGACTTTCTTTAAGATGCCTTCTAACGAACAAGCCTCTTACCTTGACGACCTTGACGCATTAGAAGCCAGCCAACAAAGAGAAGAAGCCTTTGATGACTTTAATAAATTCGCCCACGCCATGTGGCCGGGGTTCATTGATGGCCGCCACCATAAGGTAATGGCTAAAAAGTTCGAAGAGATCGCTACGGGGAAGATAAAAAGGCTGATCATCAATATGCCACCACGGCATACGAAGTCTGAGTTTGCCAGTTATATGCTGCCGGCTTGGTTTCTGGGACGGGATCCCAGTAAGAAAATCATTCAGTGCTCGAATACGGCGGAGTTAGCGGTTGGCTTTGGCCGTAAGGTTCGTAACTTAGTAGCCAGTGAGCCGTTCTCTAAAATATTCCCCAATGTTAATTTGCGGTCTGACAGCAAAGCGGCTGGCCGTTGGTCTACAAATAAAAACGGAGAGTATTTCGCTATCGGGGTAGGCGGTACAGTGACGGGTAAAGGTGCTGACCTACTGATCATTGATGATCCCCATTCCGAACAAGAAGCCGCCTTGGCCGCTGGAGATCCTACTGTCTTTGATAAAGTTTATGAGTGGTACACCTCTGGGCCTCGCCAGCGTCTCCAGCCTGGTGGGGCGATCATTGTCGTGATGACGCGCTGGGCTAAGAGAGATCTGACTGGCCGGATCTTGCAGTCTGCGATTGATAAGGACGGGAACGATGATTGGGAGGTAATTGACTTCCCTGCGATCCTTCCCTCTGGAAACCCCCTATGGCCAGAGTTCTGGAGCCTAGAGGAGCTCCACGCCCTACAGTCTGAACTGCCTGCGGCTAAGTGGAACGCCCAGTATCAGCAGAGCCCGACCTCGGAGCAAGGCGCGATTGTTAAACGGGAGTGGTGGAAAGAGTGGACAGACGAAGACCCACCTAAGTGTGAGTTTGTGATCCAGTCTTGGGATACGGCGTTTACAAAGAACGAACGGTCTGACTATTCCGCCTGTACGACTTGGGGGGTTTTCTATTTAAACGAGAACCAGAATGACGCGAATATTATTCTGCTAGATGCGTTTAAAAAGCGGATGGAATTCCCAGAGTTAAAAGAGAAAGCCTTTAACCACTATAAAGAGTGGGAGCCAGATGCGTTTATCGTTGAGGCCAAGGCGTCAGGAGCGCCATTGATTTATGAGCTTCGGGCGATGGGGATACCTGTTCAAGAGTTTACGCCGTCTAGAGGTAATGATAAGATGGTGAGGATCAATTCTGTATCTGATTTGTTTGCCAGCGGTAAGGTTTGGGCGCCAGCTACGCGCTGGGCTGATGAGTTAATGGAAGAAATGGCTGCGTTCCCAAACTCAGACCACGATGACTTAGTTGACTCTTCTACGCAGGCTCTGATAAGGTTCAGAAAAGGCGGGTTTATACGCTTGCAGACAGACGAAGAGGACGAAGTTCGCTCGTTTAGACGCAAAGTTTCTTACTACTAAGGATACATATGTCCATTGAAAAATCACTTTACGCCGCACCAGAGGGTTTAGAAGCCCTAATGCCTGATACCGAAGAGGACGGCGGTATTGAAATAGAGATTGTTGACCCTGAAGAGGTGACAATTAACGTTGGTGGGATGGAAATAGCAATTGGCGGAGAAGAGATAGATGACTTTGACGCTAACTTAGTTGATTATTTAGACGAATCTATCGTCACTGGGATCGTCACTGACCTAGTTGGCGACTATGACGATGACGTCAACTCCCGTAAAGACTGGATGCAGACCTATGTAGATGGTCTGGAGCTCTTGGGCATGAAGATTGAAGAGCGAGCCGACCCTTGGATTGGCGCCTGCGGTGTTTATCACCCATTATTGTCAGAAGCTTTGGTTAAATTCCAAGCTGAAATCATGATGAGCACGTTTCCTGCGGCTGGGCCAGTGAAGACCCAGATCATTGGCAAGGAAACCCCTGAGAAAAAAGACGCTGCGACCCGTGTTCAAGATGATATGAACTATCAGCTGACGGATGTAATGACAGAGTTCAGGCCAGAGCACGAAAGAATGGTCTGGGGTCTGGGATTGTCAGGAAACGCCTTTAAGAAAGTCTACTTTGATCCAAGTTTTGACAGACAAACATCAATATTCGTCCCGGCTGAAGATCTGGTTGTGCCTTACGGCGCGTCCGACATTCAAACGTCCCCTCGCGTTACGCACGTTATGCGAAAAACGGAAAACGAGCTGCGTAAGTTACAGGTTGCTGGATTCTATGCCGACATTGACTTGGGAGAGCCCAACAACACGCTGGATGAAGTAGAGAAAAAGATTGCTGAGAAGATGGGATTCCGCGCTTTGTCGGATGACCGCTACAAAATCCTTGAGATGAACGTGGAGCTCGACCTTGAAGGCTACGAGCACACCGATAAAGACGGCGAACCTACAGGAATTGCCCTACCTTACATCGTGACCATTGAATATGGAAGCATGAAGTGTCTGGCTATCCGCAGAAACTGGAAACAAGGCGATAAGTTACATACTAAGCGCCAGCACTACGTCCACTATGGCTACGTCCCAGGCTTTGGTTTCTATTGCTTTGGTTTAATTCACCTTGTTGGCGCATTTGCCAAGTCTGGTACATCTATTCTGCGCCAATTGGTAGATGCAGGGACTCTGGCCAACCTGCCCGGTGGATTTAAGACCCGTGGCCTGCGGGTCAAGGGAGATGACACACCAATCGGCCCAGCTGAGTGGCGCGATGTGGACGTTCCAAGCGGATCTATTGCAGAAAACATCATGCCTCTGCCATACAAAGAGCCGTCACAGGTTCTGGCTTCTCTTCTCGATAAGATTGTTGAAGAAGGCCGCAAGTTTGCGTCTGCCGCTGACATCCAAGTTGCTGATATGTCTGCCAACTCTCCTGTTGGTACGACACTGGCCATCCTTGAGCGTCAGTTAAAGGTAATGACCGCTGTTCAGGCGCGTATTCACTATTCCTTTAAGCAGGAGCTGGCTCTTCTGCGCGACATTATCAGAGACTACACACCTGATGAATACTCTTACCAGCCAGAAGAAGGATCCCGCAAGGCTAAAAGATCTGATTACGATTTAGTTGATGTTATCCCTGTAAGCGATCCCAATGCGGCCACGATGGCGCAGAAGATTGTTCAATATCAGGCGGTGATCCAGCTGGCCCAGCAAGCTCCCCAGATCTATGATTTACCTCAATTACATAGACAGATGCTTGATGTCTTAGGAATTAAGAACGCCCAGAAACTGGTGCCGTTGCCTGATGACGAGATGCCAAAAGACCCAGTCAGCGAGAACATGGCCGCGCTAAAAGGTATGCCAATGAAGGCGTTTATCTACCAAGATCAACAAGCCCACATTGCTACGCACCAGACGTTTATGCAAGACCCGTTGATTCAAAAGACGGTGGGTCAAAACCCAATGGCCAACCAGATCATGGCTTCTATGCAGGCTCACATTGCCGAACACTTAGGCTTCCACTATCGTCAGTTGATAGAGAAGCAAATGGGTGTGCCAATGCCCGCCCCGAACGAGAAATTGCCAGAGGATGTGGAAGTCCAGCTGTCACAGCTCATCGCGCAGGCAAGCGCCCAGTTACTGCAAGCCAATACCGCACAAGCCCAGCAGGCTCAAGCGGCGGCATTGCAACAAGATCCCCTTATCCAGATGCAACAGCAAGAGCTGGCGCTCAAGGGTCAAGAGGTGCAGCGTAAGGCTCAGAAGGATGCAACTGATGCCCAGCTCAAACAATCACAGCAGCAGATTGAGCGTGACCGTATCGCAACCCAAAAGGAAATTGATATGGCGCGCCTGCAGGCTACGATACAAAAAGATCAGATGGAACTAGCCCAAGACGCCCAGTCAGAGAAGACCAAACTTTTGGCTGACATGATGAGGAATAAACAATGATCGACAAATACCTAAAACTTCTAGCTTCAAAGATAGATGACAAAGTATCCCAACTCCAAATGTCAATAGCCGATGGCAAGGCTGAAGACTTTGCGGAGTACAAGAAGATGTGCGGAGAGGTGAAAGGTCTACTCACTGCACGTTTATACATCATAGACCTACAAGAAAGAGTCAATCACGATGACGATGACGAGTGAGATTTCTAATCTCGATATAACCAAGGCCGTGGATTTATCCAAGATCTTGAACACAAAGCCAGAGGAGAAGGCTAAACAACTTCCCCGCCCATCTGGTTACAGAATTCTTTGTGCCATACCCGATATGGAAAAAGAATACGGAGACTCCGGACTCGTAAAAGCGGAAGAAACTCTCATGATTGAGGAAACCCTGACTACTGTGTTATTCGTAGTAGACATGGGCCCAGACTGCTACAAAGACGCAAGCCGATTCCCATCTGGCCCGTACTGCAAGAAGGGTGACTTTATTTTGATTAGACCCAACTCAGGAACGCGACTGGTCATTCACGGCAAGGAATTCCGTGTGATCAATGACGATTCTGTTGAGGGCGTAGTAGACGATCCACGTGGCATCCGCCGCAAATAAGGAGCGACATGAGTACATTTAAATTTCCCGATGAACAGGATGACGTAAAGGTCACCACAGAAGACGATCAAACTGATGAACAGATCATCATTGACGTAGAAGACAACACGCCTGAAGAGGATCGCGGTAAGCCTCCTCTGCCGGACAATGTGAAGGAAGAGCTTTATAACGATGAGCTGGAAGACTATTCCAGTAAGGTCAAAAAGAAGCTAATCCAGATGAAGAAGCTGGCTCACGATGAACGCCGTGAGAAAGACAACGCAATACGAGAGCAACAAGAGGCTGTTGCCTTTGCTCAAAAGGTGATGCAAGAGAACCAGCGCCTTAAGTCAAACCTAAATAACAGCGAGAAGAACGTGCTTATGAGCGTTCAGAAAGCTGTGGCTATGGAGATGGAAGCGGCCAAGCGCGCTTATCGTGAAGCCTATGATTCTGGCGACACTGATAAGGTGATGGAAGCCCAAGAGCGTCTTACCCAAGCAACCCTCAAAACCGAAAAAGTAAAGAATTTTCGTCCACCTGCTTTACAAGAGGAAGAAACTCCTGTACAAATGCAGTCACAGCCGGCACCACAGTTCCGTCCTGACCCCAGCGCGCAAGCATGGCAACAGGAAAATCCGTGGTTCGGAGAAGATGAAGAGATGACCAGTTTAGCTCTAGGCCTCCACGAAAGGCTCAAGCGCGAAGGTGTTCAGGTTTCATCACAAGAGTATTATCGAAAGATAGACGCCACTATCCGCAAGCGTTTCCCCGAGCGATTCGAGGAAGAAGCGGAACAAAATGAGCGCCCAGTCGCTCGAAGAAGTTCGGTGGTAGCACCGGCTACAAGGTCAACTGCTCCTAAGAGGGTTCGTTTGAATCCATCCGAAATGAGTCTGGCCAAAAAACTAAATTTAACGCCCGAGCAATATGCCAAGGCGAAACTCGAAATGGAGGCCAATAATGGCTGAAAACAGAAAACCGCGTGAACTTGAAGATAGATTGATGGCTGAACGTCCTAAACAGTGGCAGCAGGCCGAACTTCTACCTGAACCCGACAAGCACCCGGACTACGCTTACCGATGGATTCGTGTTTCTAATTTAAACACAGCTGACCCTCGTAACTTGGCCGCAAAACGGCGCGAAGGATGGGAGCCAGTAGGTTTAGATGAACAACCACAATTTAGACTGTTAGCTGATCCCAATAGCCGTTATAAAGACCATATTGAGATTGGCGGGTTGTTACTCTGTAAGACCCCGAAAGAGTTTGTGGAACAGCGTAATACGCACTTTAACAAGTTGACACAATCTCAGACGGAAGCTGTAGACAACAATCTAATGCGTCAAAGCGATGCGCGGATGCCTCTCTTCAAAGAGAATAAATCCTCGTCTAGCTTTGGTAAAGGTACTTAAATTTTATAGGAGTCTTAAATGGCTTATCCTGTGGTTTCAAGCCCTTACGGGCTAAAACCGATCAACTTGATCGGAGGTCAGGTATTTGCGGGTTCTACTCGTGAATACGCAATCATCAACAACTACGCTACGAACATCTTTTATGGTGATCTCGTGGGCTTGGTTCGCGGTAATTTAGAGCGTCTTTCTGTAAGTACTGGTACGTTGGGTACAGTAGCGGGTGTCTTTTTGGGATGCTCGTATACCAACCCGCTGACCAAACAGAAGACGTTTTCTCAGTATTATCCAGCAAGTACTGCTGCGGGCGACATTATGGCTATCGTTTGTGACGATCCTGACACTGTGTTCTCTGCTGTTGTTTGCTCGGCTACTACTGTTATTGCTTCTGGTGCTCGTGCAATGATCGGCCAAAACGTGGCCATGATCAACAACACTGGCAGCACTGCAACTGGTAATTCAAAGAACGCAGTTCTAGCTCCAAGCGATACGCCTGCAACGACAGATGCTCTGCCTTTGCGTGTGTTGGGTTTGAATCCAGATACCGAAGTTTCTCTTGGTTCCGCCACATTCACAAGCATTTCAACTGCCACTATCACTTGTAGCGCAATTCCCTTTGCGTTGCCTGTTGGTACTGATGTAGGCTCATTGGACTCTAACGGCAATTACATTGCTTCAGGATCCTTTGTAGATACAGCAGCGGCGGCTGGTGCAACGACTGTGATTTTGAATCAAGCCCCCATCACTGCGTTTGCCGCAAGCTCAACGTTGATCTTTAATCAATTCCCAGAAATTCTGGTTAAATTGAATTTTGGTCAGCACGAGTATTACGCAGCAACTGCTACAGCATAAGGAGCTAGATCATGGCTATTTCACGCGCACAACTACTTAAAGAGTTGCTTCCCGGTCTGAACGCTTTGTTCGGTCTGCAATATGCAACATACGATCAAGAGCACAAAGAGATCTACGAAACTGAGACATCAGAGCGTAGCTTCGAAGAAGAGACTAAACTCTCTGGCTTCTCTGCCGCACCAGTCAAAAATGAAGGCTCTGCCATCAGCTATGACAATGCACAGGAAGCATGGACTGCTCGATACAACCACGAAACCATTGCTTTGGGCTTCAGCTTGACTGAAGAGGCTATCGAAGATAACTTGTATGACTCTTTGTCTGCACGTTACACGAAAGCTTTGGCCCGTGCTATGGCATACACCAAGCAAGTTAAAGCTGCCGCTGTTTTGAACAACGGTTTCTCTAGCGCTTATGTTGGTGGTGACGGTGTTGCATTGTTCAGTGCATCACATCCTTTGGTGTCTGGTGGTACTAACAGTAACGTTCCTACTACACCAGCTGACTTGAACGAGACTTCTTTGGAAGCCGCCGTTATTCAGATCAGCTTGTGGACAGACGAGCGTGGCTTGTTGATCGCAGCTAAACCAAAGAAATTGGTTGTTCCTTCTTCATTGCAATTCGTTGCTACCCGCTTGCTCGAAACGGAACTCCGTGTCGGTACAGCTGATAACGACATCAACGCAATTAAGAACAACGGTTCAATTGCTGAAGGTTACTGTGTAAACCACTTCTTGACCGATACTAACGCTTGGTTCTTGACCACAGACGTTCCTAACGGCATGAAGCACTTTGTTCGTTCACCCTTGGCTAACTCCATGGACGGCGACTTCGATACAGGTAACGTTCGTTACAAGTCTCGCGAGCGTTATTCTTTTGGTTGGTCAGATCCATTGGGTATGTTCGGCTCTGCTGGTGCTTAATCAGCGGTAAAGAAAAAGGGGGCTTCGGCTCCCTTTTTTGTTGCATTGTTTTTATTTGAGTGGTATAAACATATTAATCCGGGCTTATCCGGTGCATTAGACAGTCCCGGCTGACGACATACAGACTGATGCACTTAACTTGTATGTAAGGAAAAATCATGGCAAATACCACGTTTAACGGCCCAGTTCGTTCTGAAAACGGCTTTCAAGACATTTCTATTAACGCAACAACTGGCGCAGTTACTGTTGACGCTACGTTTGGCACTGCTACTAGCGTAACTACTTTGGCTGCTACAACTGTAACAGCCACAAATCTGGTTTTTACTGACCAGAATCACCCAACAACCGCTGCTATCAACGCAACGGCTACAGCCACCGCAGCAGAAGTTGCTACAGGCTACATCACTTCTACTTCTGCTTCCCCAACTACTATTACTTTGCCTACTGGCACTTTGTTGGGCGCGGCCTTGGGTGCTACTGCTGGCACTACGCTGGACTTGTTTGTTGACAACACCGCTGGCGCATCAACTGTGACTATCGCTGTTGCTACAAACGGTATTTTGTCTGCCGCTGCAGCCGCTGGCTCTGGTGCTGGTGCAGGTCTGTTGACCGTTGCTAACGGCGTGACCGGCATTGGTTGCTTCCGCATCATGTTCTCTAGCGCCACTGCATACGTGTTCTCTCGTATCGCTTAATTAACCCAAGGGGCTTCGGCCCCTTTTTTAAGGAGATTAATTATGATGCAGACAGACGTAAAAGCCGTTCATTTAGAAGCGACTGGCACTGCGGTGCCCTACCGCACCCGAGTGCGGGGCTATCAATTTTTGACTGGCGGCACTGCTGGTGACATTATTTTTCGTGACGGTGGTTCTGGCGGCCCCATAACTTTGCAATTTAATATTGCTGTTTCACCAACAAATCCGCTATCGTTTACGATTCCCGGAGAAGGCGTTTTGTTTAGTACAGATGTCCATATAACTTTGCCTGCCAGCGCAAAAATCACGGTGTTCTATGGCTAAGAGCCCAGCATGGCAGAGGAAAGAGGGAAAGAGTCCAACTGGTGGCTTGAATGCCAAGGGACGCGCCTCCGCCAAAAAGCAAGGTATGAATTTGAAACCTCCCCAGCCGGAAGGCGGCTCCCGCAAGGACGCTTTTTGTGCGAGGATGGGCGGCATGAAGAAGAAGTTAACCAGCGAAAAGACCGCAAAAGATCCGGATTCACGCATCAATAAAGCGTTGAAGAAATGGAAATGCTAGATTTAAACACAGCATGGTCAGCAGTCTTATCTTTGGTGATTGGATTGCTGGGATACATGATGAATGAAAAGTTCAGGGAGCTGGCTCGCGTCACCATCCTGTTGAACAAAACCCGTGAGGAGGTTGCCCGTGATAACGTTACTCAAGCAGAAGTGGATCGCATTACGAACCACATTGACCAGCGCTTTAACAAGCTTGAAGCAAAGATTGACCAGCTTATTCAAGCGGGGCGATAATGCCAAGCAAGAGTAAAGCTCAACGAAATTTCATGGCGGCGGTGGCTCACAACCCAGCGTTTGCCAAGAAAGCAGGCGTCCCACAGTCTGTGGGTAAAGATTTTAATGAGGCCGACAAAGGCCGTAAATTTGCAAGAGGTGGTGACACTATGGCTACAAAAGATTCAGAATTTGATGATGACGTTGCTACAGTAAAACGCGCTTTGTACAAACAACCCGGCGATGCAACGCTTTACAGTCGTGAACGTGGTCTGAAACCCGGTATGGCGCGCCGCCGTCTTGATGAACGTGGCGTTGATGTTCGTGCTCTGGCTGCCAATGAGGCAAATCCAGAGGATCTTGGTAACTTTAAAAAAGGTGGCAATGTGAAAAAAATGAATATGGGCGGATATGCAGGTGGCGGTATGCCAATGGTCATGAAAGATGGCCAAAAAGTTCCAGCTTTTGCGGCTGACGGTAAAGGCAAAATGGCCAAAGGCGGCATGGCTAAAGCAGACATGAAGCAAGACAAAGCCATGATGCAGAAGGCCGTGAATAAACACGAAGGCCGTTTGCACAAAGGTTCAACCATGACCAAGCTGGCCAAAGGTGGATTTACAAAGTCTGCTAATGGCATTGCCCAGCGCGGCCTGACCAAAGGCAAACAGATTGCCATGAAAAATGGCGGAAAGTGCTAAATCATGCCAATGACGCCTG